GAGAAGTTGGAGAACGCTATTGCCAAGGTGCTTATATCGGTGTTCTCTACAGCAAAAAACGTTTTACCGCTAAACTTACTAACTGTATACAGTGGCACATGGTGAAGGATAAATACCGCGTCGCTTTCCTCATACTCAAAGACAAGTTTAGTCAGCTTCGCCGTGGCGACGGTACTAAACGGCAGCCCTTTTAACTCAACATAACCCGCCGCCTGGTTCTCTACCATCCAATCGCCATTGTAAATCGGGTTAGTGCTTTCTTCAACCCTTACCAGATCGCTTAATTGGAATATGTCATCTGGGATTGCAAACCTTGCCTGCCCTACCGAATCCGTGACAGTGGTAGCCTCAATACTGTCACCTGTAGAGAGTGATAGTAAATTGAGGCGCTCAATGCTCATGTCAAATATTGAATTGATATATCCTATTGGAAAAGTAAAGTCACTTTCTAAAATGTCTTCTGAGTCATTTAAGAAATCATTATCCACATCTATTTCTCCTTTCTCGTAAGAGAATAGTTTTTGCACCCTTTTTTTTAATTCCTCGTCCTCATTCTCGCCAAAACTTAGTAAACTTTTCTTGCCGTATGCTGAAATGAATTCCGTGTAGTCGATCTCAGTCTCGGAAATGTACTCAGACAAATCAATAGCAGGCTTGCTTTTTATCTTCTCAAAGATGTTAAGTGTTAACGTCTTATTGGCTTCTTTGTAGGAGGCCAGCACGTTAAAGAGCCTGAATATGTTTGAAACGTATTTTTGCTGCGTCCAGCTTGGAACAATAGCCGCTCCGAAAGCCTTATAGATAAACTCAGGAGTGAATTTAACCGTCCCACCTACAACGTCATTTTGTGTAGATCCTATCGACTGTTGCCATTGAGATTTGAATAAAATAGTATCCCCTTCATTGAATATAATCGACCGCACAAAGGTGAAGGTTTCCGAATCTCCAGGCGTGGCGGAATTGTATAAACCCCCAGCGGCAAGCCCTATATCGACGAACGTATACACCCCATTCAAATACAAATAAATACGTTGGTTATAATCTGCGTCTACAATATCAGGAGTCAATTCAACCTCAATTTTAAGGCGCATTTTATAAGGGACGGTGTAAATACCTGTCACTGGGTTGTAAGGATTATTGGCACCATCGAAATAAGGGTACACTGAATCGTTGTCGAATAGTACTGTATATTCCGTTAATTCAACTGGACGGGCTTGTAATATGCTTTGTTGTGCGAACGTGGAGGATGCGTCTATTTCAGATTGATATCTTCCGTTTTTAATGGTTATCGCTGTCTGATAGTTAACGTCGTTTAATAGTTCCCCTTGAATCTTAATCCCGTGTGCGGAAAACACTTTATTAAAAACATCTTTAACATAAATACCCGCGACAAAGTCTTCAACTTTTAACTGTTGGTAACCTCTTGTAAGTAGTCCACCGTTATCTACTACCGGGAACACTACCCCTGAAGTATTAAAAATCGCCGATTGGATGTTAATTTCAGTTTGATCGATGTCGTATTCTGACCAGTTCAATTCCTGTAATGCCCCCGAAAGCATCCCGAACCAGTTGTTATTGCCAGCAAAGAAAGAACAGTGATAAACTTCTGTTATTCGCTCTATTCGTATATACCCGTCGTAGGTCTCGGCCCCCGAATCACTCAATAGCTTTGCTGGTATTTTCTGGTATACTAATTTTGAGATATTGTCAGGCTGTGGATTCTGTAGAATCCTGGTATTCGTTAGCGTTTTGGCAAGCTCAAAAGAGTAGCTGAAATCCCCGTCTGTGGTGGAGATGTCTTCGAAGAGCTTTATTTGTTTTTCAACTTCTATCTGCTCATCGAACTCTAAGAACTCATTTGAGACTTTTATCATCATACGTGTTGAGTAGGATAATCGTCTGTGTAGGTTATTGTAAAACTTAAATTATGAATCTTGTTCCTTCCGGTCACCACTACAATTGAATCACTGTCCACGATGACCGTACGTCGGTCCCTTCGGCTTGAAATCAACTGTACTATCGGACTGCTTTTCAACTGCTCCCCGATCTCCTGCGCCTGTTCCCTTGTGTACGTCTGGGTCCGGATTACCTTTTGTTTTTTCGTCCGTCTGAAAGTTTGCTTTGTTACTGTGTCCGCATTGGCGCCGTAGCTCTTAGGCCATCCTGCAAAGATGTTCTTCTTTGTTTCCCCCGTTTCCAACACATTAATCTGATGGTCCACATAGGAGATGAATAGCCAGTATTCAAACCCTCCCAGGTAGTTCAGCCACGATATGTATACTAGTTCTCTCATGGTGCATCTTCTAAAAGTCTACGTTCTCCGTCCTCCAATAGTCTAAAGAAACCAGTCTCAAGCAACCTGAAGAAGTCCTCATCTGAGGTACCACCGTCTTCAACATCGGCCACACAAGACTGCATGATGTCTATGCAAATTTCTTCTGTTATTAGTAACGCCTCTACCGCTGGTGTTGCCGGAGTGGTCTCAGTGGCGGTAATAGAGTCAATATCAATTATGTTTGTATTGGACCCGAACCCGTTCACAAACTCAAAGAAGTAGGCGTATTTCACCGCCCCAAACGGAGCCACAAAAGTAATAGGAGTTGTTTCCGATCCTGTCCCAATGCCTAAAGAAGTACTTTCGTCTATTAAAATATTATCACTTGCGTCTAGTATATAAAAATGCAAATCAGTGGTTATACTGTCGTTATTGTAGTCGACATCAGGGGTGAACTCATAGGTATAGCCGGCGATAAAAGGATAGTTCTGAGTCCATCGTTTTGATTGAACAGCCTCCAAAACTCCGGTAGCTGTGAGTGATACCGAAGGATTGGCCCCAAGCGTCCAGCTGATTCCTGTTCCTGTGTTTATCCCTGTGGCTAAGTCTGGTAATGTTATGGCACTTTCCACCCCTGGAACTTCTGGAGATTCTATGGTTGTAGCGTAAATACAATAAGAAGTGTAAACAGTGCTTACCTCTATCGGGATCCGGTAAACTCCTATGCCGTTGTCATCAAATAATAATTCTTCTGAAGCTGTGAGGTAATCAGAAATATACTTGTCGACTGTGACCTTGAAGGCTCCTGCTATAGACTTAATAAAGGAAACATCAAAATATAGGTCTTCAACCGCAAACAGTCGGGAGAAGGCTGTGAGCCATAGCGCCTGAGATCCTGATGTGAAAACATAATCTGAATAGTCTCCTGAGTATACATTCTTAAACGGAAGTTTCCCGGCCACCGCGTAGCCTTCGTAAGTATCAGCTGTAAAACTAGATTCTGTTGTACTTAAACTATAGTTGTCAGATACGTCATATGATTCAGCCGTCGCAATAAAGAACCCCGTAAAGGCGTCAAGATTTAGCGGATAGGAGAATATTAATAGATTATTCTTAATGGCTACTTTGCCCTGTATGTAGTCAGAAACCGACAACATTACTATCCCGTTTTCATCAGGAGTAAAAGACAGTTCCGATACCTCTGTATAGGGCTTCTGCCCCGCCCAAGGGTGGGTAGGTTCTAACCCTGCATATACTTTTACTTTAACCTGGTAGTTGTTATAGTAGTATTGTACTGTGGCACCAGCGAAAGAGTTGTCTGTATGATATGGTAAATCAATTACAATGTTTGAGGTTGTGACCTTCTCTACGATCTGCCAAACACCATTTAAATCATCATCAGATGCCCCAGAAATCTCCACGTATTCAAGCGCATTGAAGGAAGATTTGAGGGCACCCGATAAAGTTAGTTGTGTATATCCGTTGTCGTCTGATGAACTTGATACCGTTCGCGCTGTGTCTACAGTGTTAATCGGCCACCGGTTATTCGACAGTTTGTAAACTATCGGAAGGAAGATAGAAGACCAAACATGCTCTGTGGTCTGGTAATAATCTATGTCAAGATCCTGAAAGTATTCAACAAAGTCGGCCCCGTCATACTCTGATATTTTAAAACTGTTGGCGTCTGTTATTGTGACATACCAGAACCCGTTGTAGTCTTCGATGTCTGAAACGATGTAAACGAAATCCCCAGTTCCTAACCCGTGATAGGCGAACGTGACTAAAGCATCTCCACCGGAATTGGTTATTACTGCTTGTATTGATTGGTCTATGATCTTGTGACCGGCTGGGTTCTTAACTACGGTCACCATTTCATTTCTCTGATTTTAATTATGAATTCTTCCGCTTTCGCGTCGAGTAAATCTTGTGCGGTATTGTTAATCAGATCGTCCGTAGCCGGTTCGATAATATCCGTCCTGCCACCTTCCTGCCAGAGCTTAGTACCTTTCTTCTGGATGCTGGTAGCAATAGCCCACACTGCCGACTCGTCAAGACCCCTCGCCGAGACCCACTCGGCAATGTTTGCTATCATATCTCTTGAAGGCTTTTTGTCTGGCGTTGGTCTGCGTCCCGTCCTGACGGTGTTAAAAAACGGCCTTCCAAAAGCCGTCATCTTTACCTTCCCTGCCGACTGTGTGACTTCTATCCGTAAACTGTTGGCTGTTTTAAATGTGACATTCATCCCCGCCGCGCCCATGTTCGCCCTAACATCGTTGGTCCACTGTATGCCGTTCTGGGTTACTATGTCAATTATTTGCGGCATAGATTTCAATATTATCAGGAGTACAATATTCGAAATCATCAGGCGTGACCATCTGAAATGTTAAGAGCCATCCGGTATGAATCCCTGCATCATCCTTATAGAACGGCTGTTGGCTGAATCCCCTCAGTGTGATCTCCCCTACGGTGTCCTGTAGCTTCATAGACCAGTCGTTCAACCGATGGATGAACTTGTCTACAGTTTCATCCTGCTTATCTAAAATGTCATTGCTTGGCCCCTCGATAGCGTCGAATGCGTCTTTGTCAAAGAATAGCAAAGCTATATTCCACGTTTTCTGGTAGTGTTCAACATCGTTAACTGCAAACGTAGGGTTAGCTGTGATGGGGAGAAGCCATATCCAAGGGTAGGATACGCTTTGTTTCATGTTGAACTCTGAGTGTCTTCCGGCAGCAAATTGGATATTATCCGCCAGTGATTTGGCTACGTCCTGTAAAAGAAGCCTGACAGATTGATGACTCACGGAAACAAATATGACAAAAAATAATCATTTCTTCATGGCTATGAGCCGTTGATATTCTTTTAAGGCGTGACTTTCAAACGATCTGTATCTTACCAAGTGGTAAAACTCCCTCGTACTCCACTCCTGACAAACCCTTTCCATCTCACTCGGAACACCACCTGTTATGTTCGTTAGCGTAGCAAAAAATCCAAAGTCTTCTGATAACCTGGTAAGCCCTGAATTAACCTCTTCAGGCGATGGATCAGCATCAGGAAGGGATTCATTGAAGGCGGTGATATATTCAATGGCCTGAATAAAAAAAAAGCACCCGTACCGATGACCTCCATGCACGAAGCGGTCTTTAATTCTTCCTTAACGGCGGGGACTTTTGAGGCGTCATACTTTCCGTCTTTAACCTTCTGCATGTAAACGGCACAGGCTTCTAAACATAGATCCGCGTAAGTCTCCCAGTCTTGATACTCGTATTCCTTCATTTCCTTTTTGGGGAGCTTATTTAGTAACGCACGAAGGTCTTCGAACTGGCCTAACGATTCGATGGTGACGTCTGTGGGTAGAACAATCCCGTTGACTACTTTGGTCCGCTGGAAGTCAGGCGCTATGGACATGAAGATCAATGCAATGTTTATCTTCTCAAGCCCTTTAAGCTCGGCAGCTTCTAAGGTTTCTCGGGGTATCCCTGAAAAGATGCTTATCATTTCCGATAGCGTCCTGGGGTAGATGTGGAATATGTACTGTGAGTAGTTGACGTCATCCCAGCAGGTAGGGAAAAGAATCTTTTTGCCTTGAACTTTGAGTGTAATCACAGAATTTTATTTGGTATGGTGCCGCAAAAACAAAAATTATATTTGGTTATCTATTCTGACTTTGGCAGTATTCTAGTATGTGCTTCTCAGCAAGGTAATGCTGGTAGTATTGATTCTTTTCTACCTCTGTCGTGGCTTCATTCATCTTTTTTAATAGGTAGGCGCATTGCTGTTCATTGTCATAACATGGCCCTATTTCCTCAGAACAACTAAGCAGATACCAAAGCAAAAGGATTAAGAGAATCGATCTTCGTATGTATGTGTTCATTTGTGAAAGCTCATGTGTAAGCCGTTGTTACTGGTGACTCGATGCAATGATTTACTATATCTAATACCGTCAATGATGTGGTTATGAGAGTCTATGGCCACGTTCGTCGCCTGCCCTCCATACATCAACCATTGATAGTTTAGAAGCTCATTCTTCAGGTTATGACTGTTCCGGTGGATGTGTAGTTTAAACCCCTTAATCCAGTTGATACCGTTGACTATTGAGTCCTTACCCTTCACAGAAGGAACGATATTAGACCACCCCCGGCGCTTCAAGTCTTCTATCGTCCGCGGGTCGGCGCTGTCCGCTGAGATTCTAGCATACTTTGGTAGGATGGCTTTCATGTGTTCATCCAGTTCAGGGGTAGTAAGTCCTTTCTTGTACAGCAATTCCCTTACATACATATCCCGTTTATGGATCTTCATTT